ATGTAGGTGAGCACTTACTTTTATTATGAAACTTAAATTTATTGAAGCACATATGAAGGCAGCAGAAGTTTATGCTGAATTATCATCGGCAACACGCCTTCATGTTGGTTGCGTAGTGGTAAAAGACAACACAATCATTGGTATCGGGTATAATGGTATGCCATCAGGTTGGGATAATGTCTGTGAAGATATTGAATATGTCATCAAAGAAGAATGTCAGGCAACTGATGAATGGATGCTACAAAATGGTTTTACCGAACTTGCTCATGGTTGGTCACGAAAGAGAACCAAACGTGAAGTGCTTCATGCCGAAACCAATGCTCTCGCAAAGATTGCACGTTCAACCAACTCATCTGACGGTGCATCGTTATTTGTCACGCATGAGCCATGCCTCGATTGTGCAAAAATAATTCATCAAGCAGGAATCAAAGAAGTCTTCTATAGAAACCCATATCCACGTGCAAATGGTGGTGCTGAGTTTCTCAAAAAGTGTGGTGTTGAAGTTAGTGTAGTTTAATTTTTAATATAGGATATATCATGAATGTAAATACATCAAAAATCGCCAAAGAGTTCGCAGAAAAAAACTCTTATCCTAAAGCATACAAGTATGACTTGTCACTGCGTGAGTTCGACAACAAAGTCGAGTTGATTGGTTTGGTTGATGACCCAACCTATGACATCAACGATTTTCGTGGTCGTGAGATGTTGTTTCCCAAGAAATGGGTAACTTTGAGTGTGTTGGATTATGACACAAGGGTGGCAGCATGATAAAGTTAATTACATTCAAAACACAACAGACCATCATTGGTAATTTGACCTACAAGGACAAGTTGTGTGTTACTGTGGCAGAACCTGTTCAGGTTATTTCTGTTCCTCCTCGTTCTGCGAATGATCCTGGTGGTATTGGATTTGTTCCGTATTTGGAATATTCAGAAGAATTCAAAACTGGAATCACCTTACATGAAGAAGATATTTTGACAATCACTACTCCAGTGGTCGAGTTGTTGAATCAATACAATAAAATGTTTGGAAGTGGGATACAAATTGCTTCTTCGGGCTTGAAATTAGTCTAATCTTATGTTATACTGTGTGAATGTCAAAATATTATACAAATGTCAGCATCTATGGTAGTTCAATACTGTTTCGTGGTGTCAATAACGGTAAGAGATTTAGCACAAAAGTAAAATACTCTCCTACCGTATTCCTTCCTTCCAAAAAGAAAACTGAGTGGAAAACTTTGTTCGGTGAGCATCTTGAACCGATGAAGTTTTCTACTATGCGTGAAGGTAAGGACTTCTACAAACAGTATGACTCTGTGGAAAACTTTAAAATCTATGGCAACGATAGATTTGAGTATTCGTTCATTTCCGAAAATCATCCTGGCCAAATTGATTGGGATATCAATCACATCGATATTGCCATCGTGGACATTGAGGTGGGTTCGGACAATGGTTTCCCTGACCCCAACAAAGCAGAACAACCTATCACTGCGATTGCTGTCCATCGATTGAATGGAGGCATTCGTGTGTATGGTTGTGGCACGTATGTCAATCACAACGATAATGTCATCTACTTCAAGTGTAAAGATGAACATGATTTGTGCCGCAAGTTTTTGGATGATTGGATTGCAAACTGTCCCGATGTCATTACTGGTTGGAACACTAAGTTCTTTGATATACCCTATCTGATTAACAGAATCACACGTGTTATGGGTGAAGATGAAGCTGCTAAACTTTCACCGTGGAACAATCTCTACAAACGTGAGACGATGATTCAAGGACGTAAAGAAATCGTTCATCAGATTACTGGTGTGGCAGCACTCGATTATATCGAACTGTATAAGTGGTATGCACCAGGTGGTAAGTCACAAGAATCATATCGACTCGATGCGATTGCACAAGTAGAACTTGGCATCGGTAAAATTGCATATGATGAGTATGATTCTCTCACACAACTCTATCAAGAGAACTATCAAAAGTTTATTGACTATAACATCAAAGACGTTGAACTGATTGTTAAGTTGGAAGATAAACTGAAACTTATTGAACTGGCTCTTACTCTGGCATATGATACAAAGACAAACTATGAAGATGTCTTTGCTCAAACACGTATGTGGGATTCGTTGATATACAATCATCTCATTGAACGAAACATTGTTGTTCCTCCAAAAGAGAAGAACAGAAAAGACTCTGCGTTTGAAGGTGCGTATGTCAAAGACCCACAAGTTGGATTACACAATTGGGTTGCATCGTTTGACTTGAATTCATTGTATCCCCATTTGATTGTTCAGTATAATATCTCACCTGAAACTTTGGTTCAACGAGAAGATTATAACGATGTAATGACTGCTCTTGCACCACAAGCAAATGTTGAAGTGTTGCTGAAGAAAGAACTTGATACCAGTGAGATGAATGGTGTGACTCTAACACCAAACGGTCAATTCTTCAGAACCACTAAACAAGGTTTCTTGCCTGAGATGATGGAGATTATGTATAAGGATCGTAAGAAGTTCAAGAAGTTAATGCTTCAAGCAGAACAAGAATATGAAAACGAAAAGGATGAAGAGAAGAAGAAAGAAATAAGCAAGTTAGTCGCACGATATAATAATCTTCAGTTGGCAAAGAAGGTATCATTGAACTCTGCGTATGGTGCGATGGGTTCACAGTATTTTCGGTTTTATGACTTGCGTATTGCACTTGCTGTTACTATGGCGGGTCAGTTATCTATTCGTTGGATTGAAAATAAACTAAATGTATACCTAAACAAACTACTAAAGACAGAGAAAGATTATGTTATCGCATCAGACACAGATTCGATTTATCTCAACCTTGGACCGTTGGTTTCATCTACAATTAAAACACAGAAGGAAATACCTGAGATTATCTCCTTCATGGACAAGATATGTGAAACTAAAATACAACCGTATATTGATAAGAGTTATTCTGAACTTGCGGAATATGTTCACGCCTACGATCAAAAAATGATTATGAAACGTGAGGCTCTGGCAAACAAAGGTATCTGGACTGCCAAGAAGCGTTACATTCTTAATGTGTATAACAATGAAGGCATTCAGTATTCCGAACCGCACATGAAAGTGATGGGTTTGGAAATGATTAAGTCATCAACACCATCTGCTGTGCGTGATAAGATGCGTGAGTTGATAAAACTAATGATGACAGGAACTCAAGAAGACATTCAAACTTTTATTGCTACATTCAAAGAAGAGTTTAGAAGTCTACCAGTAGAGGATATATCATTTCCACGTGGAGTGAACGGATTGAAGCAATACACTGATTCTGCTACCCTATATAAAAAGGGAACACCGATTCATGTGAAGGGTGCTTTACTCTACAATAATTATCTCCGAGAAAAAAATCTTACGACAAAATATCCTCTAATTCAAGAGGGTGAGAAGTTGAAGTTCGCATGGTTGAAGATGCCTAATCCAATCAAGGATACGGTGATATCTTTTCCCAATAGACTACCCAAAGAGTTTGACATACAAGAGTATATCGACTATGATACTCAATTTGAGAAATCATTTATTGAACCCATCAGAGTTATTCTTGATTGTCTTGGATGGGAAACAGAAAAAAGTGGCAACACACTAGAAAGTTTCTTCGGATGAAAAACATTCGTGTAATCAAAACTGGTATCAACGTCAAAAAGATATTGGAGCAAATCAAACAGCATCCAGAAGATTGGGGTGCGTTGAAAACAATGGAAGGTGCAAAGCATCTTGATCCTGAAGTCTATATCTTTGAAAATGGAGTTGAAGTTGATACGATACAATTAATAATGGGTGCTATTGCAAAGGAAGGTGACTTCGTTGGTGATTCTGAGATGTGTATTCCAACACCAGCATATAGCAAACATACAGAGATAATTAGATTTCTAAAACGACATTTTAAAACTGTATCACGATGTGGATTTTTAGCAATACCAGTTGGAGCAACAGTGGGGAGACACATTGATGAAGGAACATATTACCTAACCAGAGATAGATATCATTTATCAATACAAGGTAGGTATGAATATTTCGTTGGTGATGAATCGGTGATTGTTGAACCA